TCTTTATAGAATCTAATGTACTGATCGCCAAACTCTAATACATAAGACTGGGTTATGTTAAACTCGAAAGGGATTAATCTTACTTCCTTGGTTGAGTCTTTAACCTCTGAAACGAAGTGAGTTCCACCTCTACGAGTAGCACCACCATGAGGATATACCACCATGTTAGTTAGCTCACTGCAACCGTTAAAATATTTCTTAAAGTCAATCTGTCCTTCAAGACGAGGACTTAACTCCCCAGCTGTAAAGTTAGACTGAAAGGGATGTACTCTAGCCATTTTATCCTCTAAAGCTTGTAAATGTATCTGAAACTATACCGTCAATAAAACCTTCTGCACCATCTATACTTCTTGATTCTGAAACCTTAGCGTCATACAACTCCCACATCTGCTTAGATAAGGTATTACTACCTGTAACAGAATAAGCTAACTCTGCAGACATACGCGAAGTTAGTAACTCTGTGAACATGGAATCGAATTGCGCTGTGTCAGTAACTTTAGCAATGTATAAAATCTTTGCACTGTCTTCGTTACATAGTAGCTTACGACCTTCTACCTTGAAGTTAATATCTTGATAGTCCATCTGAAGGACTCTAAGACAATAAGGATCTGTAGGTAAGGTGAACTCAGCAGTGTAATCAAATGCTGGAGTTGTTGATAGCTTACTTAACTCTGCTCTTGCTATAGCAAAGTTCCAAGGATGTGACCTTAATAGGGCATCTCTGGTTGGAGCATAAAAGGCGTTACAGAGTCTTGCTCTCTCTGTATCGTCAGTTAGGGAAGTGATTGGATCGTCACCAAGCTTTCGTAATGCGTTTGAACAAATGGAAACCTCTGTTGCCATATCTCTTCTCCTGAATGTGGTGAGGACAACCCATTACAGGAAACCCTCATTTTTTTTATAACTTTAGTCTAGTACATAAACCAAGTAGCCAGATGCAGTATCGCCAGAAACGATAGCAGTATCCGTACTTGTTAATCTAATAGATACGCCACCTTGCGAAGTGAATACTTTAGTATCCGCAGTTAATGCAGAGCCTACAGCCATTGCACCAGCAGTATCAACAGAAACACCGTTGTCAATACCATCAGCATCCGCAGCTACAGCATCACCGTCTAGGTCTGTGTAAGCATCCCAACCGAATCCATAGTAGCACTAGAAGTAGTCCAGTTATGCTCAACGCGACTTAACGCACCTAACAAACGAACAGTTCCAGCAGGTAAACGAACAACTTCCACAGAAGATGTCGCATCACCAGCACCTGATTGTGTGTGATCGAACGCAGCAATGCGTAAACGACCATGAACATCAGATGTTTCTTCTCTTACAGAAGGACTAGCATCAAAGTTAGTTACTTGCGTACTTTTTTGAGTAGTTACAGCCATGATTATTCTCCTATATTATTCAGTACACGCAATCTCTACTACTTTCTCGTCTTCAACACGAGTAGCACCGATTGTCATTGATAAAAATACTTGAGTAGCATAGTTCTTGTCATCACGCTCACTAATGCGAGTTTGAATCTCTGAACCCATTGCTAGACCAAGACCTGATTTACAGTACACAGTAACCTGACGGTTGCCATCTGAATCAGTACCTAAACGCTCTGAACGGATAAACTTAAAGCCTAAGAAAGTATCCAATTGACCTTGTGCCAACGCTTTAACAGTGTTGTAGTCAGAAGATTTAATTTCAGTAGTATTTAACAAATCAGTTACTTGCTTCGCAGAAAGTACACAGTAACGCTCTTCTTCAGCATCTACATCAGAACCATCTAGTGTTTCTTTAGCAGAAAGAAGTTTAGCAACTGTTAAACCACCTGATGCGTGAACAATCTTTTGAGCAGATGGAAGTGCGATAGTAGTACCACCAGCAACGCCACCATAGGCATTACCAACTGCTGCTTCAATAATTGCAGTATCCATAGCGCGACCCATTGCATTAGCACCAGCCATTGCATACTCGCTCTGTGGAGTGATTAACATACGAACCTTATCTTCCTGATCGATTAAATCAGCCCAGTCGTAGTCATCCATTGAAACTCTACGTCTTGAATGTGGACTATCCATACGAGGAGTATCTGAGTGGCGTGAAGTACGCTTTTGAGCTGAAACTGCACCAATTCTTTCGAAAAAGTGATTCTTACCTGTTACTGATTCATAACGAACCGAGTCGCGTAATCGTGAACCTTTCTGTTGTGCAAGGTGCAACACATTACTTTTATACTGCTCGACAAAAGCAGTCGTAATTTGAGTAGACATAATGTCCTCCTTCTATTATTATTTTATATATCCAGTGGGCATTATCCTTTCGGGTGTCCTGTCTATTACGCTGACTATGCGAGTTTAAGAACCACCTTTAACCTACTGTTATCCGTGAGGGCAGTGTCTGGTTACAAGCGGATTTTACCTCGCTTGCTTCTTATCTTACCACTAATTATATGCTTTATCAAATAATTGTCGCATTTCTTCTTGAGCGTCTTGATGCTTAGGACTTGTAGCATCCCAATAAGCATTAGATTTATCTCCGTTGATTTGCTCGATTCTCATCTTAGCATCTAGTGGACTCATCACTAAGGAGTTGTTAGTAGTTCCCTGTGCAGAGTCTTCTGTTATATCTTTACCTGCATTTGCAAGTAATCTAATTAGATCTGGATCATTACCATATCTAGGGTCTGCTAACTTCTGCTGAAGTTCGGGTGTTCCGTAGATACGCAATGCTCTTTGTGCAGCAGATAGATTTTTATCATAATTAGCACCAAACTCTTTTCTTAAAACCTCTTCAGTTTGAACACCTTGTGCGTCACCTGATACTTGTTCTTGATTCATTTGATAGTCTACTGAACCTTTTTGCCACTCAACTAAGCCTTGCATTTGTTTAGGTGATAATCCTAAATCATGTCCTGTTTGTTTAAATGAGTTCATCATTTCCTCTGGATAGTATTGTTCATATCCTGTTGGAACTTCAACTTCATAACCTTCTGCTGTTTCAGGTCTACCAAGTTTAGTATATAACTCGCTCATTTCTTCATCATTCTTCGGGATAGGTATTCTACTGCCCATCATTTTCTGCTGATGAATAAGTGTTTTTGCGGCTGATTCAGTATCATTGATACTTGCAAGCGTTGGATCTGCTCGTAATTCTTCTGATAACCCTTCACGCCAATCTTGGTTACCACTCTCAACAGGTGCTACTACAGCATTATCCGTTGTTTCTGTGACCATTTCTTCACTCATAATTTTATTCCTCTTTTGTATTACACATATTTAAAATACGAAGATAGACAGCTCTTTCGCCCTCCCTCCTCGCGGTTTCATACGGATCACCTTTCGTATAGGATTCCCGTAGTTGATATGCCTTGCGTAGGTCATCTAGGACTTTACCCCCAGATATAGACCCAAAACAGTCAGCATAATCTCTTCTTATTTTAGCAATGGCTCTAGGCATTTTCTACTGCCCCCATCATTGCTTCCATACCTGCTTGTGTTTGTTCAACATTTTCAGGTGTCATTTGTTCAGCTATTGGAGCTGCGGTTGCCGCCATCTCTACACCTTGTTGTGCTTGTTGCATTGCCATTTGCTCTTCTTGCTGCTCTCTTTGTGCTTGACGCTGTTCTGCAATATCAGCAGGATCACGCATAATGTTCTTAGGAACACCTAGTAATTCAGCACGAGAACGGATTGCTTTGTCATGGTCAATGTTATCCATAACCTCTGGAGCAATCTGTGCAAGATTAGCTGCCATCTCATACAATCTTTCTACAGCAGTAGCCTCTTCCATTCTCTGTGAACGAGCAAGTGGGCCAACATATTCAATGTCAATAGCAACACCATCTAACGCACCTGGTGCAGGAGCAAACATTTCGTTTCGTTGCATAATAGCAAAGCATCTTTCAATTAGTGGGTTCAAGAACTCTGTCTGGAATCTTCCTAAAGTAGGGCCGAGTAATCTTTGCATCAATTCATAACGAACCTGTACTTCTGTTGCTGTCATTTGAGGGCCTTGCTGAAGTTCTAACTGGTCTGAGAAGAACGCTTGCTTAATAGAACCTCTTAATTCAGACTCTTTCATATCAGATACATCAAATCTTGCACCAGTATTAAGTGGTTTAATTGCATCACCTCTACGAACAACGGTAATACCCGATGGATTCGTCTTAACTCTACCGATTACTCCGTCATCTTCTACTAGAAGTGGTGGATCGATTGCTTTAGCCCATGCTTTTAAGCCTAATTCTACTGCTTTATTCAGAGTTTTGATGTCTGGTAGTGCATTGTAAGCAGGTGAACGACCGTATTCTTCGCCAGAAGCTTTAGACCATCTTGT